TGCCGTGACGAAACCCCCCAGGAAGGCCGCGCGGTCGCGCTCAAGCCGTGTAGCGTCGACGTCCTCCTCGGTCATGCGCTCCATGAAGCCCACACCTTGGGTGAAGGTCGCCCCCACGGTAACAGGGACCCCGGCAGCGCCAAGGGTAGCAGCCTGACCAGTAATCTGCCCGATAGCACGCATGACGTCGTCGATGAAGTTTCGATCTTCAGGGGCTGGGCCGAGCTGATCCCCGATGTAATACCCCTGCTGGGCGGCGCGCCCAACGAAGCCAGCGATGGGCTCGATCAAGTAGGGCCTGTAGTAGTCGTCGATAGCGCTGGCCAGGGATTCGAGCCCCAGCTGGCGGGCGCTACCGGACACCCACCGGGAGGGGGCGTCGATAGCCCATAAGGTGCCACCGAACACGGGGCCAAAGAAGTCCCCCAGCAAACCAGCCGGGAGGTTAGCCGCTCGTGAGCGCTGCAGCTTGCGGAGCTGGGAACTGTCGGCCGTGCCCTCAAGGTACGCGCCTGCAGTCATCGCCGCGCCCAGCGGGGTTAGGCGGAACACTTTCTCCAGGCGTGACAGTTCCTCCAGTTCCTCGGGCTCGATGATGGACGCAAGTTCCGGGCGCTGGATGATTGCTTCGCGCACTACCGGAGAGTCGGGCAGGATGTCGCCAAAACGCTTCTCACGGAAGGCTTGCTTGAGAAATTCCTCATTGCCGAGGGTGTGCTGGATCGGGACGCCAAGCTCGCGCGCATACTTACCGGCGGCAATGGCCGCGTCGCGGGGCACGCCTGCCTCGTAGAAGGCCATGGCCCGCGAGATCATGCGCTCACGATCAGCGATGCTTTTCGCAGCCTCCTGTAGGCGCAACTCCTCCATCTGCCGGCGGGAAAGCGGACGGCCGTCTTCAGGAAGCTGTGGCGCAGCGCGCGGCCCAACCGCAGGAACAGGCGCAGGAGGTGGGGGCGTGATCCTCGCGCGCTCCACCTGATCGCGCTCGATTGGCCGGCGCTGGTCTGGGGTGAAGCTCGGGTCGAAAGTCCCGGCGCCAACGCGAACCGCCGGCCCTTCAACCATGCGTTCGTCCTGCTCTTCTGGAGTTAGTTCGTTCATCAGTCGATGCTAGGCGCCAGCCAGATCTGTTGCAAGTAGAGTTCCCGTATTGCTTCCTCGCTGGGCTCCTGCAGCCCTTGAGCACGGAGTGAGTGCACGATGCGGGCGCGCGCAGCGTCCGGGACAATCACGTTACGGATGGCTTCCTGACGCAGCGCCGGGTCCTCAATCGCGTATAGCGGGTCAGAACGACGCTGGCTCAGGAAGGGCAACCATCCGAGCATGTTAGTGCGCTGGACAATCCCCTGGGCAACCAAACCGTTGAGGATCTTCTGACTCTCAACGTGGTCCGGTTCGCGCTTGTTATGCTGCACGAACTGATCTACCGCTTCGTAGTAGGCGCCGGTGAGCTGGCCGCGCGCTTCAGCCTGGCGCTTGCCTTCCATGCCATTGGCTGAGAAGAAGGTGCTAAGCACCTGCTGGTTCGTCTGCAGTCTGTCCGGGTTGTTCAGCGCCTGCTGCTGGCGGTTGTACTTGACGTAATCCGTGTTGGACAGACCATTACCGAAGGGCGACTGGCGCAAGTCTCCGAGCGCAACGAAAGCGGCGGGGTTGGAAGCAATGAGGCTGTCAAGATACGCGGCTACGTTCGGGTCAGTCTTGATGTCATCGCCCCGCGCAGCAGCCTCTTTAGCGGCCGCCTCGCGCCGGAAGTAGTCGGTTACGCTCTGGCGGTCAGGGCCAGACATGCGCGCCAGGGTGCTTGGGCTCAGCTGCTCGAAACCAGCCCCGTTGGCTATCTGCTGCCAGATCTCGTCACGGGCGGCTTTCTGGTTGTTGGTGACACCGAGCTTTCGATCAGACTCGTCGTTGCGGGCAAACTGCCTCGCTTTCTCACGCACCCGGTCGTTGGGTTCGGAACGGATGCGCTCCATGACCTCGTCGAAGGGAAGACCAGAGAGGCCGTCAACCAGGCCGCGCGCCTGCTGGGTGGTCTCCGCGTCCTCAAGCGTTTTCTCCAGACCGGTGCGCTGGGTTACAGAGATCTCGTCGATGTGCCGCTCGTAATACTGCCGGGCGACACTGGCATCTGCGTCCAGCAGCTTGTCTACCATGTGGGAGTGCAGCTGGCTCAGCCACTTGAGCTCCTCCACCTCGCGACGTTCTGCTTCCCACCCCTTAACCGCGGCCTGCTCGTACACCCGACGGCGGATGAGGTCACGCGATGCTAGCGCTACGGCCGGGTCGCCGGAAAGAGAGGCGCGTTCGATCTCGACAATCTGGCTGGCGTTGTAGGCCTCGTCAGCAGCGCGCTCTACCTCGTTGGCAGCGTAGTTGCTGGCGCCGGCTACGCTTTGCAGCCTGGCGGTGGATAGACTCGGCATGACAGCGCGGCGGGCGCTGGTAGGGAGATTGTTAAGGTGGCGCTTCTTCGCGTCTTCCCACCAGGCCTCTACCATGTTCGGGTACTCGGCGGCAGCACCCCTGCGCAGGGAGCGACGCTCGCGCAGGGAGCGACGCTGTTCTGCGTCCCAATCATTGAACTCAGTCTTGATGGCCTTCTCTACTTCGTAGGCCATCTGGCGGTCGCGGCGCTGCTGGATGCGCGCGGCGGCGTCGCTGATCTGGTTCGTGGCAGCGGCCAACCCCTGGGCCAGGCCGGAGTTATCGAACGCCTGCGCAGGCGCACGGCCGGCGTCCATAGGCCCGGCGAGGGCGCGCTCCTGGATCTGGGGTCCTTCTACGGTAGGAACTCGCGCCACGTGTCAGCCCCTCAAGAGTAGGAGTACCAGCGGTCGGCGACCTGGGCCGCGCCGCCGAGGAGAGTGAGGCCGGCCTGCATGCCGGGGCGGACGTTGCGCCCGGCCTGGCGCTGCGCAGCGGCCTCGCCCAGGAGGTAGCCCTTCTGCGTGCGGTGCCCCCAGGCCTCCTTCGCTGCGTTGGCGCGCGCGGTCTGCTGGTCGACCATGGAGAAGTAGGCGGTGTCGTCCAGGATATCGGCCGGGTTGCCGTAGGCCAGGTCTAGCCCGCGCGCGGCCATGGTGGAGCGCTGACGCCCGGCTATCTGCGCTCCGCGCCGACGGGCCTCCCGTGCCTCCTGCTCACCCCTGCGCTGTGCGTCCTGGGCCTGCCATTCGGCCACCTTCGCGTTGTTGGCAGCGACCTGGGCCTGGTAGCCGTGCATGGCCTTCTGGCCCTGGGCCTGCTGGTACATGGCTGCACCAGAAGCAGCAGCGGACACCGCCGTAGCTGCGACAGAAGTCTTAGCTGCGGTCCCGGCTGCCGCCCACCACGCTGCTGCTGCTGCCATGCACATGTCAGTGCCTCTCCATGTGGAACCAGTAGAAGCGCTCACCGGTGGCGGGCACCACGAACGCGTCATCTTCAAGGATTCGGAACCCTGCGCGCTTGAGCCAAGCTATCGCCACCACGTTCTTGTCGTGGACGCAGTTGGTGAGGACAGGGTACATTTCAAGCATTTTGCCAATATAGACCCGAGCGTTGGTGGTAAACGCACGCCGGTGCCTGCTCAACCCTTCAGCCGCGATGAACCAAGGGAAGCCAACACCCCCGAGGTACGACAACGGCCCAGCGCCGAACACAGCCAAGACGTCATCGCCGAGCACTGCGGACCACACCTTGTCCGAGCTGTCTACAGCGTCTGCAAGGGCCGCGCGCAGGTCGTCACGGCCGAGCGCCCGGGCCTCCTCCACGTCGGCCCTGCGCAAGCGAGGGAGGATGTTCTCAGCGTCCTCCGTCCTGAACTCTCTGATCTCAATCCCCACGGCCGTACTCCACGGCCATGGCCACCAAGGTAAACGGCAACGGAAGGTCCTGGCGGACACACACCGTCCCGTCCGTGTCCCAGCTACCGGGCAGCTGCACGCGCTCTTCTTCGGTCCTCAGCGCGGGCGGCGAGTCGTAGTCGTCGGAGACGTGCCTGTCTGGCGGGGATACCATGTCGTCGAAAGAAGGACCCACCAGGTATGGGCCAGAGCGATTAACGCGCAGGTGCGCTGCTACCACGTTCTTCAGCATCCCCTGCCCTACAGCGGGGGCTCCTTCAAAAGCAGCGGGCAGAGTCTCAATGTTGGTGGTGTACGGCAGCCCGACAGCGACCTTGGACGCAGGAGCATCCAGTGTGATGCTGCCGCCGTAGACAACTTGCGGGGGTTCTACCGCGCCGTCGGCGAGGATGTGGACCTCCTCCCCTTCAAGGTGGTCGAGGCCGGTGAACACCTGTTCAGGATCCCCGTCGTAACGCAGACCACAATCCAGGAAGTAGGCTTCTTCAAGCTCACCGCCGCGGCCAAAGCAGCCGCAGGCGCTGAAGAAGCCAGCGGGCATCCGCTCGATGTAGCGCACCGTCTGCCCGTCGATCTCGCGCTTCACGACGAAGTAGATGTCTTCGCCAGAGCTGCGCGAGACCACCGCCACGCTCTCGAACACCCCCGCGGTGCGGTGCTGGTGCCAGCCGGATACCTGCTGCTCCGGGACATAGGTGAAACCAAGCAGCACGCCGTCGTCGCGCACTGCCCAGAGAATCTGCTCAGGAGCTCTGGAGTACGCGAGCTGGGTCACCCGGGCGCCGTCGAACAGGTGGGGCGCCATGATGGACGCGTCGATAGAACGGTAGCTGTTCGATTCCCAGTTGTAAGACAGCTCTCGAATGCGCCCGCCCTGGGCCTGCACGTAGAGAACGGAGCCAGAGGTGAGCGCCGGCTGCGGGAAGCTCGCGCCAGAGTAGCCCTGCGGCTTCACCGACAGTGACGTGGGGTCGATAGCAGGTTCACCGTCAGAGAAGATGCGCCACTCGCTGGTGGGTGTGAGCGCAATCAGGTCGGCCAGTGGGGCCAGGTGCAGGATCTGCTGGCGCTGACGGGCACGCAGCCTGAAGTCCAACGCGTCGTCGGCCTGGGTAGGCACCGAGAACGTGAAGTTGTTGTCGGTCCCAGGGCGGGAAGCCAGGACAGTCTGCGGTGCTTCGCGTTGCCCGCCAAACCAACGGCGCTGCTCGTGAAAAGTGGTCGCTGCCGGGTATTTCCCTGGGGCGGTATTGATGTCTGAAAAATCGTCAGGCGGGCTCTTGGTGTTATCCGGCAGGATGTTCTTGTCTTCGAGCGAGAGCTGGTCAGTCTGGCCGATGAAAGCCCACACCCCCTGACGCTTGTAGACATTGTACCGCTCTGCGCCAGTCACAGCGTTCCAGGTAATGGTGTTGTAATTGCCCGCAAGGGTGAGGTTGTTGTCCACCGATACCTCGGCCGACTTCAACGATTCGGTGATGCCGTCGGCGGCGACCGCAGTAACCACATACCGATGCGGGGACAGCGCCTGGTTCACGGCGACAGTAGCCGCAACGCCGACACCGGCAGGGGGCGGCAGGTCCGGGGTGGTGTCCACGACGGTGTAGGTGAACACCCCTTGAGGGGACAGGTTGAGCTCGGCCGCCGGGTAGGCTCCGTGCACCAGCGTCACGGTGTCCTCGGATTGCGCGTAGTTTATGCCGAACAGATCGCTCTCGGCGTAGGGCGTCTGCAATTCCACAACACTGGCCACGGCTGCCCCCTGCCCGAGCGTAAGGGGCGCTGCAGCAGTGTAGGGGGATCCGTCGGTGTGCTCCAACGTGATAGTGCGGGGGAGGGTAGTTGTCTCCTTGACCCTGAGCCATCTGCCGTCAGCGTCCTCAACCCCTGTGGTCCGTACCCACTCACCCGGGGTGAAGACGTAGCTGGTGACATCTTCTGCGAGTTCGAGCACCACCTCCTGGTCCAGGTTCAGGGAAGAACCCACCACGCCAACCGGCTGGTTCAGGACAACGCCCTGGGCGTCGTGGAAACGCAGATACCCCTCCCCCATCTCGACTGCCAGCGATTCGCTGCCAGACTCGAACTCGATCACGCGAGAGCGTTTGTCGTTGAACTTGGTGGGTGCAACAAACAAAGTCCCCGGGCGGCGCGTGGCCGGGCCGTGGGGGAGGGTAATAGCGTTCTCGCAGCGCTTCAGACCGGTCTGGAACTTGTTCAGCTCCAGGCGCCCGTAGAGCTCCGGCGTGATCTCTCCACCTGCGAATGAGCGGTAGAAGTTCTTCATCGGTTAGCAATCCAGGGCGGAGTGTGCTCCTGCCGCTCCACACTCGCGTTGGCGTTCACCACGGCAGCGCTGCCGGCGATGCCGCGGGCAAACTCACGCAGCTCGGAAGCCAGGCGCATGCCGCTATCCCCGCGGACGAGCGGCCCGGCCAGGTAAGCAGCCAAGACGTAGCTCAGCGCTGTGGCGAAGGTGGGAGAGAAGCGCGTGACGTCGACGACATCTCGCGTGTAGATGAGCTCCGCCTCGGGCTCGTTCGTAAGGAGGGCCTGGCCCTCAATCTGGAACGTGGCGCTGCCCCGCTCGTTGTCGTCGATGCGTGCGCCGTCCTGGTCGTCGTAGGGGAGGGGCAGCTGCCGGCCGGAGTTGTAGGGCGGGATGCGCAGCGGGCGCACGCAGTCCGAAGGGAGCGCGTAGGCAAAGGCCCACACCCGGCTCGGGTTGCTCGCTAGCTGCGCCAGCTTCGCCCGGGTGCGGGCAAAATCCCACGCAAACATCTCAAGCGCTTCCATGCGGGCGGGGCCGTAGAAGGTGGCGCAGTACCTCGACTGCACACTCCCGTCAGGAGGGGAGATGGATTCGATCAACCGGTCTGACCCAAGATGGGACAGCGCCTGGTTGCAAATGGTCACCACGTTCGTCATGGCCTGCTCCTGGAAAAAAGGCCGCGCGACGGCGGCCTTTCAATGGTACGCACGTCGCCCTGGCTCAGGCCAGGTCGTCGGCTTCCTGCGCTTCTTCCTTCTTGGCACGCGAGCGCTTGGGTTTCTCCTCGGCGGCTTCGACGGAGGCCACCTTCACCTCGACAGCCCAGGAGGCCTCGAAACCATCGGGGGCGGGGAACACCTCGTCCTTTCGCACACGCCGGCCGCCGGGGGCAAAGCCAGTTTCGAGCGCTTTCATCTGCTTCATGTCGTGTCCTCAACAGTCAGTAGGAAGCCCCCGGCATCGCTGCCGGGGGATCCTGGGTTACGCCTGGCTGGGGGCCTTGTAAGCACGCCAGCTGGCCGGCTCCTGGTCGGTCAGGTAGGCCGAGTACTGCAGGCTGGGAGTGGTGCCGCCCAGGACTGCACGCAGGCGCAGGTGACGCTTGTTGGTGTACGGGAAGCCCAGCACGAAGATCTGCTCGGAGGAGCCACGGGGCACGTTGATGCTGCCCAGGGTTTCGGGAGCGCTGTCGAAGCTGGAGACATCGTCAGTCTGCACCTCCACGGCGTAGGTCTCGTTGCCGTCAGTGGCGTCGGAGGCGTGCACCACGACGACGACGTACATGGGCTGACCCGGGCCGATGTGGCGCGGGGAGTCCTGCAAATCGACGCTGTTGGTGGAGGCAGCGGTAGAGGTGATGGTCTGCGCGTCGGCAAACTCAAGTCGGGAGTCCAGAAGCATGGTCGTATCCTCTTATCTGAAAACGTTCAAGGGGGGAGCCCCGCCGTTAGGCGGGGACCACGCGGGCCTCGGTGTTGAGCAGGGCGTCGGTGCGGTTGACCGGGATGCCGTCGAACATCATCACGCGCTTGCCTTCCACGGTTTCCCAGGACAGGTTGTTGGCAACGCGTTCGAGGATACCCAGACGCAGGGCTTCCCGCACGGTGCGGTTGCAGTACCAGGCGGCCCGGCCCATACCGAAGGTCGGGATGCGCTCGGCGGCACGGATCATATGACGGATCAGGTTCTTCTGAGCAGTCAGGTCGTTGGCGCCGTCACCCTGCATCAGGGCCACGTCCACGTTGGCCACGCGGACCACGTAACGCCAATCGCGGATCACCAGACCGGAGTCCCAGCGGTAGTGGGTGCGGTAGGCTTCCATGCGGCCGCCGTTGCCGTCCACGTTCTCGATGGTCACCTGGCCCTTGTCGGTCATAGCCAGACCCGCCTTGGAGCCCTTGGGGTAGATGCAGTGGGCGGTGGAGGCGCCCCACACGATCAGCCACAGGGAGGTGTTGGCCGCAGAGGTGGTGCCGCCCGCGTCGATGATGTTCACCTTGTTCTCGGCGTCCACCAGGTCGTTGTAGCGGGGGGCCAGGCCAGTGAAGGCCTCGGGCTCGGTGCCCTCGGAACCGTAGAACAGGGTCTGCGCGAACTCCTGGTTCATGCCCTCGATGTGGGCACGGTCCTCGGAGAGGCGGAAGGCCGCGGTGTTGCCGTTCAGGTCAGCCAGGGCCTTGTCGACCTCGGCGTAGGCTTCGAGCATACCGGTGTTCTCGGTCACCTGAGCGGTACGGCTCTTGGTCGGCTGCACACCGCCGTAGAGCTTGCGCCAGGTGGGCTGGGGCAGACCGGTGCGCACGCTGGTTCGGTGGCCGGTGGGCAGGTTGCCCTCAAGCCACACCGCATCGTCCAGGATGGGGTTGGTCTGATTCAGCAGCTCGACGATGGTGTCGATCTTGCCGTTGGGGTCCAGACGCTTGGCGACGTCCGCCAGAGTCGGATGGATGTTGGAGAGTACGGGCATGGTTGTGTCCTCTTAGGGTTCGGTTTTGAACTTCACTTCATGTCAGGGAACATCCGCGAAGCCGGGTCGTCGGAGTTCACGCCGCTGGGCGGCAGGCCTCGGACGAAACCATCTTCACTGATCGCTTTGCCGACCTTGAGTGCGAACCGAACCACGGCAGGATGGTTACCCAGGCCGGTGGAGTTCAGCAGCGTCTTCAGCTCTTCGCCGCCGAACGTGTCCACAGCCTTGCGAGCGATAGCCAGGTTTTCCGCCAGCTTGTCGCCGCCGATTTCCTTATCAGCCTTCACCTCGTTGCCCCAGTCGGCAATCGTCTTCTGGTGTGCCTCCAGCTGCCGCTCGTAGAGCTTCGACTGCAGTTCCACCAGTTTGTTGACGCCTTCCTGGTCCAGGCCAAGCTCCTTGGCCGCACTCTTGAACTCGCCGGCCACTTCCTCGTCGAGCTCGAAGCCTTCCGGCAACTCACCCAGGTCGTAGTCGGCATCCGCTTCCTCGCCTTCGGGCTTCTCGCCTTCGGGCTTCTCGCCTTCGGGCTTCTCGCCTTCGGGCTTCTCGCCTTCGGGCTTCTCGCCTTCGGGCTTCTCGCCGTACAGCAGGTTCGCGGTGTCCTGGTCGTTCTTCGCAGCATCCCCGGCGTCGATGTTGTTCTGGCCGGCGTTCTGCTCCACATCATTTCCGCTCATCGGTCTTGTTCTCCTTGAGCATTTTCAGATAGAGCTCCGGTGTCAGGTCCAGCATTTCGGACATGACGAGGAGCCCGACATTGCGCATGCCTTCGCGGAAAAACGTCTCACTGTTCCCGGTGAAGCTGGAACGGAAGACGCCCGTCTTATCGAGCAACCGGTTCAGGAACCGGCGGCCCTGCGCATGCGCCATGATCCACTTGAAGTCGTCCACCTCCTGGGCACGAGCCTTGAGCGCTTCCAGCTCTTCGCGTTCGCGTTCCTCTTCGGCTCCGCGCAGGTCGGTGGGGTCTCTCATGGTCATTGGTGGCAAGAATAGTTCCAGGTAAGGGGGTTATACGCACGCCTACATGGCGCTGCCAGGACCCAGACCGCCCTGGCCCGCGCCGTAGCCGGAGAACATGTCCATCACCCGGTTCATGCCGTCGGTGTCGATCTGGCTCGCGTCCTTGGCGGCGGACGCCATGCCGGGGGCCATGGCCGCGGTCTGCGCCTGCGCTGCCTGGATGGCCTCCTGCTCCATCACCTGGGCAACGTGCTCGTCGGGGTTCAGGATCTCCGGGTCCACACCGTAGGCGTCGCCGTAGACGTCTGCGGCCTTCAGCCAGTTGACCTTGTGACGCAGCTCGGGCGCGATACCTGCGGCCTGGCCCACGAAACCGAACAGCCTGTCCATGCCGTTCACCGCCACCGCGCGCTGGGCCTGGGCCAGGACCGACACGAAGTCGACTTTGATCTCCATGCCCTGGATCTGCTGCGGGGGCTCGGGCAGGATGCCGGCGGCCTCGCAGTCGTCCATGGTCATCTCGATGAGCGGGGACAGGAGCTCGTTGTGCAGACGCTCAAGCACCGGGCCGAGCATGAGCAGCTTCTCCTCGTGGCGCTCCGCGATTTCGGTAGCTGTCACGCCGCTGCGGGTGTCGTTGGCCAGCATCAGGAACAGGTCAGCGTAGTAGGCAGACCGGATCCGCTCGCGCACGTCGTGGATGTCTTCCAGCAGGTGCTGCAGGTTGAGGTTCACCTCGAACGCGGAGCGCACGCCGCCAGTCGGGCTGTTCACGTCCACGTACATGATGCCGCCCGGCAGCCGCCCTTTGGCGGCTTCCTTGTACGCGGTGGGCACTTGCAGTGGGGGGTTAGTCTGGTAGTCGATGCCCTGGCCTTTGCGCAGCTGCTCGTGCTGCAGCTGACGCACGTCTCCGGCGCACTCCGCGCCCGGGCTGTCGCCGTAGACGTCACCCTCGGTGACAGTCCAACGCGGGCACAGCGCGCGAAAAGTTTTGAAACCTGACTCGCTCAGGAACTTGTCGTGGTTCTCGCTCCCGGCCTCGATGTAGACCGAGCGCCAGGGCATGTTCATCGCGTCGCGCTTGGTGTGGTCGCGGTCGCGTCGCGGCTCAATAGCGTGGATCACGTCAACGCGGGCATCGTAGGTGCCTTTGTCGTACAGGTTCTTCACCGCGTTGGAGACGTTGTCCTTGCCAAAGCGCAAGACCATCTGCTCCACGGTCATGGCCAGCTGGCGGTAGACCGTGTTCACCTTGCCATTGTCGTCGGTGGCAAGCGCGTAGCTGCCTACGGTGAGCGGGTGGTGGTGGATGACGTTGTCGAAGTTGGGCAGCACGATGTCCGCCCAGGTCCCGAACAGCCCCAGCTCCGTGTAGCAGGAGTGCAGCGCCCGGTACGTGTTGCTCGCTCCGAAGATGGCCAGCAGCAGCCTGGTGGTCTTGTGCAGCCACTCACGCACCGGTGCGGCCTCCATCAGCTCCTCATCCGGTAGCGCCAGGCGGAACCAGGGGCGGGCCGGGCTGGTCATGCCCGACATCATGCCGGCAGAGAGCGTGCGCGCAGCGAACACCGCAGTGCTGTCCGTGATGCTCCTGCGCTTGCCGCCCTTGCCCTTGTTCACCTCGTCGGTCGTAAACCGCCCGAGGGTAGGGTGCTGGTACTCGGCGATGTCGCGCCAGTGCGTGTCCCACGAAGAGCGCTCGGTCCACAGCGCGTTCTTGCGCATCAGGATCCGGCGGCGCTCACTGTTGGGGTTCGCGTCCTGGGCTCCGGCGGTGGTGGCGGTCGCCATGCGTTACTGGCCCAGCAGCGTGGCCTGGCCGGGCAGGGCCTGGCCCCCGGTCAGTGCAGTGCCGCCGCGCCAGCCGCCAGTCATGCCGCCGGCAGCACCGGGCTGG